AATTATATGAGCCAGTACAGCGGTAACTTTTACCTCAGTAGCTTTGATCACTGGGTAAAGGAGGAGCTGAGGGTTAAACATTATTACAGGTACATGGATGATATTGTTATCTTTGCCAGTACAAAGGAGGAGCTCCACAGGATACATGAAAGAGTTACTCAGTATTTTCATGATGAGCTCAGGCTCAGTATTAAAGGTAATTATCAGATCTTTCCTACACGGGTTAGAGGTCTTGATTTTGTGGGTTACAGATTTTTCGGTGAGTATACATTACTTAGGAAGAGTACAGCCCTCACAATGAAAAGAAAAATGAGGGCTTACAGAAAGAAAATGGAAAAAGATATGAAGCCTACTTTTTCAGAGTGGTGCTCATTTAATAGTTATAAAGGATGGCTCCAGAATTGCGACAGTTACAGGTTGCATAAAAAGTATGTTGAGCCCTTGATACCGTACATGAATGATTACTATGTAAAGGAGGTTAAGGATCATGCAGAGGTTTACAAAAGTAAGATCCACAGCGGATTATGTGGAGCCGCTTGAGATACTGGATGAAACTGTTATTGTGCGTCAGGGTATCACTCAGGTTACTGTACCCGGTGAGGGTGATCTCCCGGATACAGCAGAGTGGGAAATTGAGGTTGAGGAGATCTATGAGAAGAATGAATATATTCATCTCATCTCTGAACAGAGTACCACTCTGGAGGCTACAGTGGACAGCATTTTAACAGATGTAATCCCCTCCCTGATGGGGATGGGTGAATAATGAAAGGAGGTAAGGAGGTGAGTAACAGTATGAGTACATTCATTGCAAGAATGATTGAGCAAGCCGCTGAGAGATCAGAGGAACAGGGCAAGGCTAAGTATAGAGCCTACTTTGTTAGAACCTCTATCTATGCAAAGTGGAAACCGGATGTAGATACTATCCTGATCACGGATGGTTATGAGGATATCATTGTTACGGAATAAGGAAACGGAGGTTATCGTTATGACGATTGAGGTAATGTCCCTGATCAGCATTGCCTCCGTTTTGTTTGCCATTTATACAGGGCTTAAAAAGGATAGGAGAGCTGATAACTCAGATGTAGAGGCAAGGGCAAGAGAACAGGCTACAGTAAATATCAAACTGGATCAGATAGGCTCGGATTGCCGGGATATTAAACAGGATATGGGTACTGTAAAAAAGGATGTTGCCGCTCTTTCTGAGAGGCTGATTGTGGTAGAGCAATCAGTAAAATCAGCTCATCATAGAATTGATGAGCTCAGTAAGCATAGAGAGGATGCTGAGTAAGTGGAGGTGATCCATTTATCTATCCGGGCGGTGAAAGGTGGCAATAGCCGCCCGGATTTCTCTACTATGTCACAGAGAGGAGAGTAAAAAGCTATGGATTTTCAGAAATATCTTATTGAGCAGATGCTTATTTTGATCCCGGTACTGTACATTATCGGTATGTTACTCAAGAGTACCCCTAAGGTGATTGATTGGATTATCCCGTGGGTGCTTTTGGTGATCGGTGTTATTGCCGCTATTGCGATTGGTGCCGGGGCTGGTATTGCTATCCCGGATGCTATTATTCAGGGTATTCTTGTTACCGGGGTAACGGTGTTTACTAACCAGCTTATCAAACAAACTGTAAACAAGGACTAAATATGAGAATAGCGTGAGGAGCATTGCTGAGCGGCGGTGCTCCTCTTTTTAGTGCGTGAGAAAGGAGGAGCACATGAAACTCACAGCTAATCAGGCTGAGGTACTCAGAAAAATCATGTATGCCGTGGAGACTGGTGGACAGGTATACGGTGGAGCGGATTACAGCTCTTTAATTTCCGCTGGTACAAATACACCTAATGAGAAAGCTATCACTATTGGAGCTGGTCAGTGGTACGCAAATGAGGCAAGAGAGCTCTTAAAGGAGATCCTCACAGTAGCTCCTAATACCTTTAGAAAGCTGGATACTCAGGGTATTGAGGAGGATCTTAACAAGGATTGGAGCAAGTACAATCTGAGCAAAACCGGGGCAAAGGCTAAGGTGATCAAGGCTATTATCACCACTCCAGAGGGGAAAGCCGCTCAGGATAAAAAGATGGATGCTCAGATGATCGTTTATGTGAATGAGGCTGAGGCTCTGGGTGTAACAGATGTAGCGGCGGCTATGATGTGTGCTAATTTCCGTCACCACGGCGGCTATAGTGCAATGAAAAGGGTAGTAGGTAAGACAGCTAAGCCCTATACCCTTGATCACCTGTATGCCGCCTGTAGCACTGATACAGGCAATCAGGTAGGAGCTTACAAGAGTAGGCAGAGGTTTGTTTACAATACCCTCAAAGAGAAAGTAGAGGGTAAACAGGAGAGTAAGAAAGAGGTGAGTAACGTGGGTGTTACAGCAAAACAGATCATAGATACAATGATAGGCTGGCTGGGGCTTAACCGGGCTGATAGGAGCCATAAGCCTATTATTGATACCTATAATGCTTATATCAGAGCCCACTCAGGAGCCGGGAGAGGATATCAGGTAACTTATACAGATGCTTTCTGTGATACTACGGTATCAGCGGCATTTATTAAAAATAATGCCGTGGATCTTATCGGCGGTGTAGAGTGTGGCTGTGAGGAGCATATCAAGATTTTCAAAAATAAAGGGATCTGGAAAGAGGATGGTACTCTTATCCCGGCTCCGGGCTGGATTATCCTGTATAACTGGGATGATGGTACACAGCCTAATGATGGGTATGCTGATCATATCGGTATTGTAGAGAGTGTGAATACCGCTAAGAAAACCTTTACAGTAATTGAGGGTAACATGGGCGGCAAGGTCGGTAGAAGAACTGTAGCCTTTGGCTGGGGCTATATCCGGGGCTTTGCGGTGCCTAAATACTCAGAGGCTAAGGAGAGTACCCCTAAGGAGGAAAAGCCTCAGGAAAAGGCAAATAAGAGCTCTGAGGGGGTATCCTTTAAGACTTACACTGTAAAGGCTGGAGATACACTCTCAGCTATTGCAAAGGCTAAGAAAACCACGGTACAGGTACTTGTAGATCTGAATAAGATCCCTAACCCGGATATCATCAATGTGGGGCAGAAAATCAAGTATCCCACAAGTGGGGATTTCTTCAAGGGATGCCGGGTAAGGGTCAAGAGAACGGCTAAGAAGTATGCCACAGGGCAGAATATAGCCAGCTTTGTAAAGGGCTCTACTTACTTTGTTACTCAGGTGAAATCTGATAGATGCCTCCTGAGTGATATTGTGAGCTGGGTCAAGAAAGAGGATCTGATACTCTTATAATCCAAAGGGTTATTTTAAGAGTGGGGAGATTGCTATTAAAGGGGTAGCAGTCTCCCCTTATTTTTTTTTTGCCTAAAAAGTGAGGAGAAATGCCGTTATCACTCAGGTGAAAGAGGTGTATTTACATTCTTTCAAAAAGCTGTATAATATGTTTGAGATAGTTTGCAAAACCTATCAAATATCTCAAGGAGAACACAGGAGGAAACAGGATGGAGAGAGCGGTATTTTATGCCAGAGTGAGCACTGAGGAGGAAAAACAGCTCAATGCTCTCAGTAAACAGGTGGAGGAGTGCCGGGATTGTATCAGGGCTCAGGGCTGGGCTCTGGTAGGTGAGTATGTGGATGAGGGTAAAAGCGGTACAAAGGTAAGAGGGAGAGATGAGTACCGGAGGCTCTTTGAGGATCTTGAGGAGGATAAGTTTGATATCATTGTAATCAAGTCTCAAGATAGGCTCATGAGAAATGTGAAAGACTGGTACCTTTTCCTTGATAAAATGATAACTCACGGTAAGCGGCTGTATATTTATCTGGATGGTGGATTTTATACCTCAGATAATGCCCTCATTACCGGGATAAAGGCTATTTTAGCTGAGGAGTACAGCCGTGATCTTTCAAAGAAACTGAATAATGCAAACAGGAGAAGAATTGAAAGAGCCAAAGCCGGGGAGCCAGTCTCAGCAATGGGTACTAACCTTACCTATGGTTACTATATTAAGGATGGAGCGTGGGTAGTAGACAGGGAGCAAGCCAAAACTGTAAAGTTGATCTATGAGCTGTACCTGAAACATGATAGCGTGAGGATGGTGCTCAGATCTCTAAATAATCTGGGAATAAAAAATCAGTGTGGGCGGTGCTTTTGTGCGGATAGTATCACAAGGATACTCAAAAATGAGAGATACAAGGGAGTAGCTGTACTCAATAGGTTTCACAGAGATTTTGATCTCAAAAAGGTAATCAAAAATCCTGAGGAGGAATGGGTACTTATTGAGGGGGCTCATGAGGCTATCATAGATCCTGAAACATGGGAGAAAGTAAATACCCGGCTCAGGTCTAAGGTGGGAAAAAAGAGAGGGAGAAAAGTAAGCCGTGATCCCTTAGGAGGAAAGCTCTTTTGTGCCTCTTGTGGAGGAGTGCTCTGGAGGCATAAAGCAAACGGATATACAAGCTGGTACTGTAGTAACCACTATTCAAGAGATGAGGGAGGCTGTAAAGAGCCTGTATCAATATCTCAGGTAAAGCTCAGGAAAATACTGAGGGCTCTCATAGGCTCTCTGGAGGTCAATAGAAGCGCTGTAAAGGCTTCAATGATAAAATGGTTAGGTGAGCTAAAAGAAAGCCTCTCAGAGGCAGATACAAGCTCTCAGGCGGTATCTGAGATAGAAAGACTGAGTGAGAAGAAAGAGAGGCTTACTGATGCTTATCTGGATGGAATAATACAGAAAGCTGATTATGCAAGAAAACTCTCTGAAATTGAAAAGAAAATCTCTGAAAATGAAAAATTACTGATCCCGGCAGAGGAGAATGAGGATATCAAAGATATTGAGGAGATCCTCAAGAATATTGATAGAGAGCTGGATAAATGGATGCTTACAAATGACTTTGAGGAGAGTAAAATAGATTTTCTACTGGAGCACATTAAGAGGATTACAGTGAGTAAGGAAAAGCATTTAATTATTGAGTTGGATTTGATAGGAGGGGTTATACTTGCCGGGGAAAATTTTTTACTGTATGTTAGGGGATGTATGCACATACCTGTACAAACGGTAAATGATTATGAGGTAGAGCTGAGGCTTGCCGCTTGATAGATAGTATATAGGTTTCCGCAAATATTTTATAGGTTTTGCCTAATATCTTTCCTCCTTTACGTTATTACAATGTAAAGGAGGTTTTTATATGATCAATTTAGACAAGGTTGAAAAAGGGGTATATTTCCCGGATGCTTTCCGGGTATCTTTCCGGTATAGCCCTCAGACAGTGGAAAAGATCAAGAGGCTCTCTCAGAGGCGGTATCTCCCGGAGGATAGAGCATGGGAGATCCCCTCAAGTGAGCTTATCAATCTGGTAGATATCTTTGGGATAGATAATATCAATATTGAGGCTCAGTACCTCAGGGGGTTGGTAAGGAAAGAGGCTGGGGCTATCTCTGAGGCTTATGAAGATACAAAAGAGAGGCTCCGGGGGATAAAGCCTATTGTAGATTATCATTTCAAAACAAAGCCATTTCCTCACCAGATTGAGGCTTTCAATGTGGGATATCAGAGAGATAGCTTTTTACTGGCTGATGATCAGGGCTTAGGGAAAACCAAAGAGAGTATAGATATCACAGTAGCCCGTAAGGATGAGCTGGGGAAATGCCTGATAGTGTGTGGGGTAAACTCTGTAAAATATAACTGGAGAAAAGAGATCCTGATACACTCAGATGAGCACTCAGTAATGATAGATGGGAAAACCTCAGATATCAGGCTGGATCAGATCAAAGCATGGTTAAACAGTGATGCTTATTTTGGGATTATCAATATTGAGTCACTCAGAATAGAGAAACTGATGGATGCTATCTGGGAGGGATGCCAGAATGATATCATAGGGGCTATCATTGTAGATGAGATCCATAAAGCCAAAAATGGAAACTGTACTCAGGGGGCGGCTGTAAGAAACCTGAGGAGCCGGGTGAGGATAGGCTTATCCGGTACCCCAATGAATAAGGCTGAGGATCTCTGGAATATCCTCACATGGCTCAGGGTGAGGGATCTGGGAACCTATTACAGATTTACTCATAGATACTGTATCTATGGAGGCTTTGGGGGCTATAAAGTAGTAGGGCATAAGAACCTTGATGAGCTTAACCAGAAACTCAATACCGTAATGCTCAGGAGAAAGAAAGAGGAGGTACTGGATTTACCGCCTAAGATCTATCAGACAGAGTACATAGAGCTCACAAAGAAACAGGAGCTCAAGTATAAGGAGATCAGACAGGGGATCATTGATGAGCTGGATGAGATAGTAACCTTGCCTAATCCTATGGTGTGTACCCTGAGGCTCAGACAGCTCACAGGAGGGCTTTTCACTGAGGATAATGCTAAGCTGGATAGAGTGGTAGATATGCTGGAGGAGATCACTGAGAGCGGCAAGAAAGCCCTTATTTTCTCTCAGTGGGAGAAAGTAACAGAGCTGTATAGAGATGCTCTGAGAGCCTATAACCCGGCTTATATCGTGGGTGCTGTAGATCCTGAGGAGAGACAGAGAGAGGTAGATAGGTTTCAGAGTGATCCCTCTTGTAAGGTAGCCATAGGAACTATAGGAGCAATGGGTACCGGGCTCACTCTCAATAAAGCCTCTTATGTGTTCTTTGTGGATAAAAAATACTGGGATGCTGAGAATAGACAGGCTGAGGATAGAGCTCACAGGATCGGTACTGAGGATACTGTAAATGTGATTTCTTTAGTGGCTCAGGGTACTGTAGATGAGAGCATTGAGGAGCTTTTGAGGGATAACAAAGAGCTATTTGATAGGGTGATTGAGGGTAAGGGCAATACAAAAGATATTAAAGAGATCCTGTATAAAATCTTGAAAATGTGAGTTACTCATGATAGGATGTTATATAGGTTTTCACAAATGAGTGGTATATTGAGGAATATCTAAGAGCCCTTTGAGGAGTGTGAGGAATATATGAAAATCTTTGACGGTTGCCTGTACTATACGGTCACAGAGGTAGCGGCTATGTGTGGGATCTCCACTCAGAGCCTAAAGAACTGGATGAAATCAAGTGAGCGAAAAGCTGAGGCTGGAGAGGAGCGGCTGATCCCTCCTCCCTATGTGGCTGAGAATGGTTACAAGTATTGGAGTGCTGAGGATACTGAGACTATAAAAGCCTATGCCGGGAAAACACATAAAGAACGCTATGGAAACATGAGCAAAAAGAGAGAGGGCTGAGCCCTCTTTTTTTTCTACTCTCAAGTAGAAACTTTTGAAAACCTGTATAAGATGTGCCATTATAATTAACCCTTTAATTATTATATTATTATAATTATATATAATTAGATTTAGGAGTAATGGGGGTTAAAGGAAAAAGATAGAGAGTAAAGGATAGAGGGATGGGAAAGAGGGGGTTTAAGGGGGAGAAAACCCATTTACAAAAATCTGGGCTCTTAGTGGCTCAGAATTTTTTTTTAATTTCTTGCCTAAAATCTCTCAGGGTATCCCGTTATTACTCAGTGTCAAGAAAATTACAGCCTGAGGGCTCAGAAAGAAAGTGAGGTAAGCTATGAAACAGATTGAGGTAAATGGGATTACCTACTCAGTGGATGAGAGTATGTTTGTAACAGAGGAGATCAAGGTGGGAGATGAGGTACAGATCCTCAAGAAAGGCTATGATAGCTGGGAAACTTTCCCCGGTGTAGTGGTTCAGATCCTCCCCTTTGATGATAAGCCAGCGGTACAGGTGGTGTATGTGGATCACTCCTATAGCTCAGTGGATGTGAAAACTATCCTGATCACGGATGATACCGGGGATAGTGTGAAGATGCTCACAAAGGCTAACCCCATTATCAAGCTCACAAAGGAGAGAGCCGTGGATCTCCTCCAGAAAAAGATTACTGAGGCTGAGGAGAACCTTGAGAAAGCCCGGTATAATCTGGAATACTTTAACAAGTATCTGGGTAGCTATTTTGATAAGCCTGAGGATAAGTAACTCATGGGCGGTATGAGAAACCTAAAGAGGCAGATAAAGAGAAAACAGGGAGAGCTCCCCATGAAAAAGGTGGTAGCCCGTAAAATGGGGATCTCTCTGGAGGAACTTAACAAGAGATTTTTCAAGAAAGAAAAGGAGAGCAAAGATGAGTGATATGTTTGGTTTCGGTTTTGGTATCCCGTTCCCTGAAAACAGGGGGGGGGCAAGAGAGAAAACATAAAGCCCGGAGCTATGGGTAGCTCCACGGATCGGAAAATTGTAATCTCCAGAGATGAGTTTCAGAGGAGAGCCGCTGAGGTTATCAGCTCAGGGAAATTCACTCAGATGAGCATGGAGAAAGATCCCATGATGGGAGCTATTAACATGATGCTGGGATCTATTCTGGTGAGTGAGCTGGTAGCGGCTCTGTTTGATGATGAGGAGGATAAGGATAATGGCTGAGGAAAAGAAACAGGTAAGGGTAGCGGCTATTGAGGTAGAGCTGGGGATGAGTGCTCAGAGTAAGGGCGGTGTATGGTGCAAGCCTACAGTGAGGATGAACCTGATGATTGATGGAGGCACTAACCCCACTCAGAGAGCGGCTATTATCAAACAGGCTTTTGATGAGGTATCTGATAACATTGAGAAAATGCTGGAGGAGATCTGATGGAGCTGAGGATTGAGAGGAGAGCTCATGTAGTGCTTGAGATGTGGATGGTATCAGATCTCAAGCTCACAGGTAACAGCCTGATAGTGTATGCTATCATTTACGGGTGCTCCCTTGCTGGTAATCAGGAGTTTACAGCCTCAATCAATTATTTCTGTGAGTGGCTGGGTATCTCCAGATCAGAGGTACTCTCAATCCTCAAGAGGCTGGAAAACAAGGGGCTGATACTGAGGAGGAGCACTGTAAAAGATGGGATCACCTATAACAGCTACAGGGCTCAGATCCCGGTATCAGAGGAGGAGTTTTCTCAGTGTATGCCGCCTCCAGTAACAGAGGATCTCCCTGAGGATGATATACCATACAGAGAGATTATTGAGTACCTCAATGAGAAAGCTGGTACTAATTACCGGGCAAGCTCTGTAAATACTCAGAAACATATTAGAGCCCGGTGGAAAGAAAAGTACAGGCTGGATGATTTCAAGGCTGTGATTGATGGTAGGGTAGCGGCTTGGAAATATGACAAGAAAATGAGAGATTACCTCCGTCCTGATACAGTGTTTGGTAGCAAGTTTGAGAGTTACTTACAAAGTGCCAGAAACAGGGGAGTAAAGGAAGATAATACCGATGATGCCCCGGTATTAGATGAGCATGGAAACCCTGTAGAATATTAACCGCTGAGGAGCTGTAAAAGGCTCCTCATTTTTTTTTTGCCTAAATCCTGTTTTATTTTTCGTTATCACTGAGAAAGGAGGTGTATGGGTGTGCGGTGCTATGCAGAAAAGTATTGCAAGAGAAAGATCCGGGGAGAGTGCTCAGATCACTGTGATGCTTACAGGCTCCTGAGAGCTCTGTACAGGCTCAGTAGGCTCCCTGAGAGATATTGCTACAATATCCCTCTGGTACCGGATAACAGTGATCTTGATAGCTTTGAGTACCTCAATGAGTTTATGAAATCAATAGAGGATCATGTGGATGCCGGGGATGGGCTGTATATCTGGAGTGAGAAATGTGGGAATGGTAAAACCTCATGGGCTTGTAAGATCCTGAGCTACTATTTCAGGAAAATAGCTTTTAAGAGTGGGCTGGAAAATGAGGGGCTGTATATCTATCTCCCCACGTTCTTAGATGAGCTGAGAGGGAGCTATGATAAAGATCCTGATCCTGAGTGGATAGAGCTCATGGATATGCTTACTAACTGTAGGCTCCTGATTGTGGATGATATAGGAGCTGAGAAAAATACTGAGTGGGTAAATGAGAGGCTCCTGAGTGTGATCAATACCCGGATGATGAAAGGGCTCAGTACCATTTATACCTCAAATTGTTCTCCTGAGGAGCTGGGTGCAAGGATGGGAGAGAGGATCAAGAGTAGGATAAAGGGCTCTACTCATGAGGTACATATTACAGGGAAAGATAAGAGGGGGCGGTGAGTATGGCTAACGGATTGATAGAGGAGAGCTATATCAGTAGATTGCTGGATGAGAGCTCTCTGGATGTATACCGGGAGCATGGGCTCACAAGTGCTATGTTTCTCACCTGTAAAGATGAGATCCAGTTTATAGAGGCTCACTGGGCTCAGTATAAACAGCTCCCGGATAAAATGATCTTTCTCCAGAAATTCAAAGATTTTCAGATGCTTGATGTATCTGAGAGTATGGATTATCTGGCTACACGGATTAAAGAAAATTTCCTGTATACCAAAATGGTACCCATGATCACTAAAGCCGGGGAGCTCCTGAGAGAGGATAGTATGAAAGCTATGGACTTTCTCAGAGGAGAGATAGAGAGCATAAACAAAGATAGCCCGGTAACAGCAAACAAGAGCGGCGTGGATATCATTTCAAATGCAAGAGACAGGCTCAGCTCTTATATCAAAAGATGTGAGCTCAAGGGGCTGATGGGAATACCTACAGGGATCTCCGGGCTGGATGATATCTTAAATGGGTGGCTCTGGGGTGAGGAGCTGGTAGTAGTAACCGGGAGAACCAATGTAGGTAAGAGCTGGATAGCTGAGTTTTTCGGTACTGTAGCTTGGAACGCTGGTTATAAAGTGCTCCACTACTCAGGGGAGATGAGTGTGGAGATGATAGGTTTCAGGTTTGATACTCTGAATAAACATTACTCTAACATGGGGCTCCTGAATGGCTCAGGGATCTTAGGAAAGAAACCGGATACAGACGGGGGAAAGCTCCTCAGGGCTGATTATGAGAATTACATAAATCAGCTCTCACAAAAGAGCGGTTATGTGATTGTTACCCCGGATGATTTCCACGGGAGAAAGCCTACAGTAGATGAGCTGGAGGTACTGGCTAAAAAGATGGAGGCTGATTTAATCATCATAGATCAGCTCTCCCTTATG